TGCCCAAAGGTTTGGAGGCTGAACTTTTGGAAGCTACCAGGAGAGGAGATGCAGGTTATAAGTCAGCTTTTGATAGTAACAATGCAATGATAGCTAGGGCTTTATTAGTGGGCACTCTTTTAATGGATACCGGAGAAAAAGGCTCCTGGGCCTTATCTAAAACCCACTTTGATATCTTTATTTATATTCTTGATTATTTAGGTACAGAAACCGAAGATACCATAATCCGGGAACAGGTGATCAAGAGGTTGATAGATTTTAACTTCCCTCAACCCAAATATCCTTATTTTAAATTTGAATCACTGATTAAAGATGACCAGCAGGCTAAGGCTGAAATAGCCAAGGTGTTAGTTGATGCAGGGCTGATCAATCCAGAAGAGGAGTGGGTCCGGGAATTTTTGAAGATCCCGGCCAAAGAAGAGGGGATAATTTTACCAGAACCTAAACCCAAAGGCGGATTATTTGTTAAAGATATAGAGCTCGGGGCCCCGAGTAAGATCTTAAATTATCAAGCCAGATTATCAAGGCAGCCCAATCAATACGAAAAGAAATGTAATTTTACCAGGATAATCAAGAGTTTAGATACCTTTGAAGTAAAAGCCAAAGAAGAACTTATCGAGATTATAAATTGGCAGAAGGATAATCTTAAAAGAGATATTCTAAAGGCCAAGATTATGGAATCCCAGAATGCCCGGGAAGTGGAGAAATTACAATTATCTTATGTGGGGGAATTTAGAGACCGTGTCAAGGAGTGGTTACAGGAATTATTTAGATATGGCATGAGTGAAGTAGAAAGTGAATTAAAAATTAATAAATTTGTGGGATTGCCTGCCGAAAAGGCAATGCAATATTTAAAAAATAAGGCTTTTTGGATTGCTGGAGTAACGAGAGATGCCATATTAAAAGATGCCAAAGGAATATTATATACCGGAATGAAGAATGGGTCGACTACCCCAGAAATTATGTTTTTACTGGATCAGTTTTTTAAGAAATTTATAGGTACTCCGGGAGTGGAAACCAGAGAAGGGAAATTATTGACCCCTCACCATTTAGAAAATATAGTCAGGACTAATTTTTCAGATGCTTATAATCAGGGTAGGCAAGACATGATGGAAGATCCTGACGTAAAAGACATCATGGCTGGAGAAGCGTTTTCAGCCATAATTGATGAACGGACTACCGATATATGCCTGGCTTTAGACGGTCAAGTATTTATATATGGTGATCCTGATATAGCCAGATATACTCCACCGTTACATTATGAATGTCGTTCACAATTTATCCCGGTAACTATATATGAAAAATTTGAGCCGATTAAACCGGAATTAAAAGCTAGGGTCTTACCAATGAAGGGTAAAGATTTTATCAATATGAAAGGAGATGAGTCTGATAATTTACAAAATTAATGAAAATTTTTTTGAAAAATGGTCAAAAGAAATGGCTTGGGTATTAGGAATAATTGCGACAGATGGAAATATTAAGAGGAACTTTAGCAGGGTGAGAATTGGACTCCAAGATAAAGATATTTTAATCAAAATTAATAAAATGATGGAATCTAATTATCCAATTAGAAAAATAGATTTTAATAAATATGAAGGATGGGGAACTTGGTATTATCAAATTGATATCTGTAGGATAAAGATATGTAGGGATTTAGTTGAACTCGGTATTACTCCTAGAAAAAGCCAAACTATTAAATTTCCATCAATTCCCAAAAATTATTTATATGATTTTATTCGGGGAGTGATAGATGGAAATGGTTGTATGTCTGTAAATAAATATTTTTATAAAGGCAAATTATATAAATATTTTAGGGTTACAATTCTTTCAGGTAGTTTTAAATTTTTAAAGGAATTAAGAAGACTATTAAATGTTAAAAATAAAATTTGTTGGAATAGTCAGAATTGTTATAGACTCGAAATTCCTAAAAATATTATAACTATTATATATTCTAATATTGGCCAAGCATTTGGTCAACGAAAATATAATAAATGGTTAAATCATACCAAAGAGGTGAGTAAAAATGCCGTACCGTTATCCGGATAATATCCCGGAAGGGATAAAAGGTTTACCGGCAGAAGCCCAGAAAACCTGGATTGATATTTACAATAATGCTTATGAGCAATACAAAGATAGGGCTGACAGAGAAGGTTTGGCCAACGCTACAGCCTGGGCTGGACTTAAAAAGGCAGGTTGGAAAAAGGATAAAGAGGGTAACTGGGTTAAAACCGAAGAGCAGGGGAATTTAAACACCATGGAATTGGCGATATGGGAAAATTATTCCCAGACTTATGAGTTAAAAGATGTCGAGGTATTTGGTATTGGAGAATGGAAGGGTAACAAAATAACCGGTGAGGATCTTGACGATATTGTAAATGGCACCAATGAAATCATCGATAAGTTAAAGCCCAAAGTAAAGCTGGGCCATGATGATAAACAGGCGCTATTACAAAGGACAGGATATCCTGCTGGTGGCTGGATCACCAAATTAAAGAGGGCAGGGGATAAAATTTTAGTAGATATAAAGGAAGTGCCCAAGGTCCTATATCAATTAATTAAAAATGGGGCGTATAAGAGGATATCCAGTGAGATTTTAGACAATTATAATGAGCCCAGCACTAAAAAAGTATATAAGAAGGTCCTTTCGGCAATAGCTTTTTTAGGCGCTGATCTACCGGCGGTAACTAATCTCAAAGATATTGCTGCCCTATATGATTCTGATAAGAATGCTAATTTAATTATATATGAGAAAGAAGAAAAGAAACAGACCGATAAGGTCAATAAAACAAGAAAGGAGTATATTATGCCAAACGGAATCAAGATCACTGAACTAGAGGGGAAGAAATATGTCGCGGTGGAAGATTTTGAGAAATTAGAAAAGGAAAAAGAAGCAGCAGATAAAGAGAAGGAAACAGCCAAAGGATTCAAAGAAAAATTTGAAGCCGAAGAGAAAAAGTCTAAAGAATCAGAAGAAAAGCTAAACAAAATCTCTAAGGAAAAAAGGGAAGCCGAAATTAAAACCTTTGTCGATGATCACTGCTCTGAAAAAGACATGCGTTTTCTACCCAAGCAGAAAGAAGTTTTAATGGCTCTTGTAGAGTCCACTTCTGACGAAAAGAAGATCAAGTTTACGGTAGATAACAAAGAAACTGAACTTTCACAGCGCAACCTTCTGGAAAAATTTATCGAACTTCAACCTAATTTCTCTGATTCCATTTTTGCTGAATTAAGCAAGGGCGAAGAGGAAAAGGAAGAAGGCAAAGATAAATTAACTCCGGAAGAAAAGAAGGTCCAGGAATACATGGATAAGCATAAAGACGTGTCCTATCGAGATGCCGTCTTAAAATGTGGTATAAAGACCACTGAAGAAAAAAAGAAATAATCCTTAAAAAATAAAAAAAGAAAAGAGGTGTTAAACAATGTCTCAAGATGCCAGTGTTTTAGACTTAACTTTTAAAGCTGGCGCAGATCTAACTAATTCTCAGTATCACTTTGTAAAATGTGATGGGGCTAGCGGTGTTGTCGTTTGTGGTGTTGCCAAAGAACTTTCTACCGGAATTTTACAGAATACTCCCATTAATACCAAAGCTGCCAGAGTAAGATTGTTGGGTACGAGTAAATTAGTGATGGGCGGAGCATGCAGCGAAAATGCACTCTTAACTCCCGATTCTAATGGACACGGAGTATTAGCGGCTGCAAATAAAGATTTTGTCGGAGCAATAGCTCTGGAAACCTCCGGGGGTGCAGATGAAATAATAGAAGTCTTAATTACTAAACTGCATCTTATTGTCGGTGCTTAATAAATAATTTATAAAAGAATCGAGGTGAAATTAAATGCCAGAACCGGAAAATGTGCATAAAGATCAAGTTCTAACTAATATTTCCATCATGTACCGTAATGCGGCTTATGTGGGAATAGAAATAATGCCGATCGTACCGGTGAAAAAGAAATCGGACATATATTATATATATGATTCTAAAGCTGATCGGTTTAGGATTCCCAAAACTTTGAGGGCTCCTAGATCTGATTCAAGAACTGTAGACTGGAAAGTAACCACCGATGGTTATGTCTGTGATGAGCATGCCTTAAATAGTTTAATCGATGATATAGAAAGAGACAATGCCGACAAACCTTTAAATCTTGAAGTAGATACCGTAGAATTTTTAACTGATATTGTTACTTTAGGTTTAGAGATGAGGATCAAAGATATGTTAGAAGCAACCTTATCGGCCAATGCTCCGACAAATGGTGTTTGGAGTGATTATACTACTGAAACCATCGATCCTATAGCTGATATTGAAATCGGAAAGGCTGCTATACATGCAGTAATCTTCAGAGAGCCGAATGTATTGCTATTAGGAAAGGCTGTTTATAATAAGTTAAAACACCATCCTAAGATTTTGGAACTGATTAAATATAGCCAAAAAGGTGTACTTACTTCTGATCTTATGGCCAGTTTATTTGGAATAGAAAAGGTGATCGTCGGTGAAGCTGGTTATAATACAGCCAAAGAAGGGAAGCCTGAATCTTTATCTTATCTCTGGGGCAAAAATGCCATATTGGCTTATGTAGAACCCAGTCCCGGAATAAAGAAATTCTCTTTAGGCTATACCTTCCAATCTCAAAAATTTCAAACCAGAAGGGCAAGGATAGAAATGAAACATAGTGATTGGTTTGAAGTGGGCGATATAGAAACCGAAAAAATAGTTTGTGCTGCTTGTGGATATAGAATATCCCCGGCAATAACCTAATAAATAAAATTAAGAGGGGGAGGATTATATTCTCTCCCTCTAATTATAAGGGAGATTTAAATGGCTTTTTGTGAAGATACTGACGTTTTAACTAATTTGAATATGAAGGTAACCGAAGTACCTGCTTTATTATTATCTAAGGCTATTATCAAAGCTGATGCAGAGATAAGGGCAGCTTTTTCATCTGATCTGTTGGCTGCCCTTGATGCTTTAGGGGCTACCCCGGCTATCATAAAATCTTTATCTGAAGATATTGCCTCTTATTTTGTAATGCGGGGCCTGTATTCAGGTAAATCACCAAGCATAAATACATGGAGCGATAAATATAAAGAGGCAAGAGAGACCCTTAAAGATATTGCCGAAGGTAGAAAACAGATTGAAGGTATTATCGTAGATGTAGGGGCTGTTCAATCTTCTACTAAAGATTATAAAAGGACCTTTGACGAGAGGGATGAGACTTGCTGGGAAACCGATCCTAATAAATTAGAGGATTTAAATAATGACTAATGGCGGGGCATTAATTGAATATAACATTAGTGGAGATGAAGAAGTAAAGGCTTTATTAAAAAAAGCCGGGGATAAAGCTAAGGATCTTAAAATTCCTTTGAAACGAGCCGGGATATTAATGCTAGGTTCTATCGATAAAAACTTTAGAGAAGAAGGCAGGCCTACAAGGTGGGTCCCGCTTTCACCAATGACAATAGCCATGCGGAGAAAAGAAGGAAAGGGCGCGAAGATCTTACAGGATACCGGGATGGGAAGAGGCTCTATTGTTTATGAAGTCGTGTCTGATCAGAAAGTTCAGATAGGAACCAGACTTGATTATATGAGGAAACATCAAGAGGGGGCTGATATAAAAATACCGGCCAGGGATATTTACCCGGTAAAAGCAAGGGCTTTGCACTGGGTTGATCCGGGCACCGGGGAAGATGTCTTTGCAATGCACGTTCACCAGAAGGCAAGGACAGCTAAATTGCCCCAGCGTAAATTTTTACTCTTCCAGGAAGAGGATGAAACAAATATAGTTAAGATCTTTACCGAATATTTAGAGGAGATAACCAAATGAAATTAGAGGATATCTG